GAAGCCGTCGCGCCACGTCTCCGCACATCGCGTGAAACTTGCCGCGCATCTTCGCTGTCGGGCCGTCGTCAACCTCCACGGTCACGATTAGCGAATGACCGGCAGGGATTGACTCATGCGCTAGCTGCCGTATCTCCTGCATCATGCGGTTATAGCCTTTCGGCGTGTAGGCTACGAAGTTGTGCCGGCTCATTTCGTCACCCGCTTGGCTTGCGCCTGTTCTCGCATGGCCGCAACTAGGTCGGCGCGCTTGTGACTGTACTGCTTGCAAATGTCCGCTATCCGCTTTTCAACTGCCCGCGCACAACAGCACAGTTTCGTCATGTCAAACGTGCCGTTGTCGGCCTTGCAGTTGTCGCACATCATCAGTAGCCACCCTGTCCTTTTGGCTTGCTTTTAGTTGTTGTACTTTCTGGCTTTAGCAGCACCTCGCGCATGTCATCTAATGCCAGCGCGCGAGACCACCAAAGGCCGCCAGTTGCTTTCGGGTTCTTGCATTCGACACCGTATCGCTTTCCAACTTCTGCAAGGTCACGCTGAACAGTCCGCAGCGTTACCGCGTAGCCGGCCCAAATAAGTGACGAATAAACAGACTCTGTCGAAACTTTACCGCCAACCGGAACGGCAAGAATCATCGCAATATGCCGATGCGTTGTATCGCTCATTGCTTCCGCCATGAATCGCCAGTGAATTTAACCATCTTTCCGCCGTCCTCGCGCAGCCTGTCCATGACTCGCTCGCCTACTTCGTCGCGCAACTTGTCAGGGTCAAGGTTTGAAACAAGAACGGTCGGCAGGCAGTTCTCATAGCGCCGGTTCACCACTTCAAAAATAAACATGCGTTCAGTGTCGGAACCGTACTGCACGCCGATTTCTTCAAGGATGAACAAATCAAGGCCGCCGTAGTAATTCAACAACCGCGTTTCGTCGAATTCAGAATCCTTGCGCCATGAATCCTTGAACTCTCGCACCATGTCAGCGGCGCTGATTCGGCAGACGTTCTTTCCGCCATCGAACAAGGCGACAATCATTGCGCATGACAGGTGCGTCTTTCCGGTGCCTGGCTTGCCACAAAGAATCAGCGAAGGCTGGCGCTCGGGGTTCTTCAAGATTCCGTCAACCAGTGATTTGCAGCGGTCGCGCGCCGCTACCTGCTCCGCCGTATCAGCGACGAACGAGTCAAACGTGCGCTCCATATGGCGAACGCTTACGCCGCTTTGAATCAGCCCCTTGTGGCGACGGTCTGCCGCTGCCTTGGCCTTGGCTTCGGCTTCCTTCCGGTCTTTTTCGTCGCTGGCCTCTTGCCTGCATTTAGGGCAGGTTTTCAGGTTGTCAGGGTACTTCGTGTAGGTATTCATTGACCAGTCGCCGTGAGCGTCGCAGGTTCCGTTAACCGTCTGCGGCTCTCCGCGCAGTTTCTTGGTAAAGTCGTCAACGCTTTGCAGGCCGTTAGAATGATCCATCTGGCTTCACCGTGTCGTAGTTCATTTGGGATATGTCGTGCTTGCTCGGTTTTCCTACTTGCGTCTTGTACGTTCTGCTTGACGCATTGCGGCACCAGTTTCGCCACGTCGCCTGCCAGTCAAGTTTTGTGGCGTCCTTGCCAGTCTTGGCTGACCAGTAGTCGCAGAACTTGCTTGCCTCAAGGTCAACCGCGCCAACAGGCACCCCGGCTGCCAATGCGTCTGGCTTCCAGTCTTCAGGCAAAACCCAGTCACCAGAAAGCCGAACACCTCTTGCTGACGTTTTTCTGTCCGCCGATGCTTCGGCGGTATGCTCTTGCTCTTTCTTGGAGTCTTGGAGTCTTGGAGTCTTGGAGTCTTGGAGTGCATTGCTTGTGGTATGCAATTGCATTGCACTTGCATTGCTTGTGGTATGCCAACGCTTTGCTGCTGCATTGCTTCTCTTTTGGCCAATGTCATGCAACCTGTTGATTTCGCTGTCCGCTCGCTTGTTGTGCCATCCGTCGTCCTTCAGCGTGAAAAATTCGGCCATCAATCCTGATATTTCGTCGCGCTCTCTTGGTGTTCGCGCACCGACAAGCCTACATGCCGCAGAAAGGTCGGCAGGGATAGGGGACTCGGTGTCGTAATAGACATTCAGAAGCCGCACATAGAACCCGACTTCCGATGGCGAAAGATGCCCGCACGACTTAGACCAGTCGCCAATGTGCAACTGCCAGTAGTGCATGGGTTACTCCGCTGCGGAATCGCTGCCGCCGTCATCCTCAAGGTAATCAGACAGCGCCTTCAGGGTGCTGTAGACGGGATTTTTAGACATCCCGTCGCGGATGTAGGTCACGGTGTTGACGTGCAGGCCGGTCTCCCGCGCCACCATGTCCATGCGTCGGTCGCGCAATGCTTTCTTGATCTGTTCGATTGTCATCATATCGGCGTGTCCTTATGGTTATTTGATAAAGCGTTGACAGAATAACCACGCTGCGGCATAGTGTCAACCGCTGCGCTAGACGCACGACACAACAAACGGGAGAGAGAGATGGACGACGACGGGCCTGACTATCGGCAGCAGCAGGAACTTGAAGAACAGGAGCAACAAGACGACCAATGGCAGCGGCACGCAAAGTCGCTGCAAGAACTCAAAGAACTGCGGGAGGAAATGAAATGCACGAGACAGAAAAGCAACTCAAATGCCCGTTCCCTGTAAAGGCGCTGTCGTGGCGCGTTGGCAGCACGAACAAGGACAAGACCAAGGGCATGATGCTGGCCTACATCGATGCCCGCGACGTGATGAAGCGGCTTGATCAGGTCTGCGGCTTCGACGGCTGGCGGGATGAATACCGCGAGGTTCAGGGCCGCATCATTTGCCGGCTGTGGCTGCGCATTGGTACGGAATGGACGTGGCGCGAGGATGGCGCTGGAGATACGGACACGGAAGGGCAGAAGGGCGGCATATCGGACGCCTTCAAGCGCGCCGCCGTCAAGTGGGGTGTAGGTCGCTACCTGTACGACCTTCCTTCGCCGTGGGTCGAGATACAGGCGTTCGGCAAGTCTTATGCAGCCGTTAAGGGCTGGGACTCTGCTCTGACTCTGCCGGAATGGGCAACGCCTGCCGGCTTCACCAAACTGACCGAGGGTCTGTGATATGCACCTGTACGAAATTTCCAACGACTACCGCGCAATCATGGCGCTGCTTGAAGAAACCGACGCGACAGATGCTGCCGGCATGGAAGCCGTCGCAAATGCGCTTGAGCAGGTAGGCGGCGAGTTTGTCGCCAAGGCTACGGCAGTCGTCCACTACTCGCAGAACATCGCGGCAGACGTGGCAATGATCGACGCCGAACTTGACCGGCTGAAAAAGCGCCGCGACTCAATCGCCAAGCGCGGCCAATGGCTGACCGATTACCTGTTCGCACACATGCAACTGACCGGCATCAGCGAGGTGAAGCACCCTGCAAACCTGTTCACGATCAAGCTGCAAAACAACCCGCCGTCTGTGGTGGTGGACGACGAAGCCGCCATCCCTGCCAAGTTCATGACGCAGCCAGAACCGCCAGCGCCAAGGCCTGACAAGAAAGCGATTCAGGCGGCGCTCAAGGAAGGCGAGGATGTTCCAGGCGTTCACATCGAACAAAAGCAGCGCCTTGTAATCAAGTAAACCCTGCGCCGGCAGTTTCCGGCATTTTGGAGAGTGACACATGGCATACGAACACAAACCCGGCTCTGGCTCGATGTTCAAGAACGAGAAAAAGGAGAGTGACAACCACCCTGACTACAAGGGCGACGTGATGCTGCCGGATGGCACAATGGCGTGGCTTGACGCATGGGTGAAGAAGCCCGAAGGGAAAAAGCCTTTCCTGTCCGTGTCGATCAAGCCGAAGCAGTCGAGCGCATCGCAGCCGGCACGTCAGCCGCAGAAAGAAGCGCCGGCACCATCGGCAGACTTCGACGACGATATTCCGTTCTGATCATGGCTAGGCGGCGCACGGGTATCGCCTGCGCCGTCTGTCGGCTACCGTTGCGCACCCCATAGCGCACCGACTATAGTCGCGGAACTGACAACAACGATGGGAGAGTTATGAGTGATGCAGAGTGCCCGTATTGTGGTGAAGATACGGAAATAAATCACGACGACGGATATGGCTACAGCGAGTCTGAATTGCATGAGCAGGAGTGCCAGCATTGTGATAGGACTTTCACATATCGCACGTCGATTTCCTACGACTACGAAACAAAGAAAGCAGACTGCCTTAATGGTGGCCGTCACGACTATGTAGAGGTAACGCGCTACAGAAGCAACGGGCCAGTCAGGATGTGGCAATGCAAGGATTGCGAAAAAGAAGTAACTACGCTGCCGGCTTACAACGACAAAGAGGAAACCCCATGACCTGCCAGCCAGCCTACAGCATCCTGCGCCGCTGCATCGCGCACGATAGCGGTGAGCCGCACTATTCAGCGATTGCCGAGCATTTGGGCATTGCGAAGACGACCGTTATCAGATGGACGAAAGAACGCAAGCCACGCGGCGAATATCCGAGGGGTACCGGCGGGCTGATTCCGTTTGAGTATCGCGGGGAGTTGGTGAAACTTTCGCAGGGCGCGGTGGCGCTGTCGGAGTTTGAGAAAAAGGAGACGCCCCGATGAGCGGCGAGAGAATGACGGACGCGGCGCTGGCTGATGTTGTGGCGAAGGCTGCGCAGATGTGGGCCGACGGTTCGCAAATGCAGAACGATCTGATAGCAGCAGCCGCCGCCCTCCGCGCCCGTCCGCAGGCGGTGCCCCAGCATATTAACGCGGTCTACTTCGACGTTCCCGCACAGCCAAGGTCGGCGTATGTGATGGGGTGGAACGACCGCATAGGTTCCATGGTCGCCCCCGCCCAGTTCCGCGCCGTGAAGGCAGGGGGGTCGAAGGGAACTGCAGGCGTGCCCATGTGGGG